AGATGTTTAATCGTTTGTCTTTTACCTCGTCATTTGTATCGTCATTGACAATTTCATAATAAAGATATGATTCGTCAGTATCTAATGCGATATGGAAATATATTGTATCTCCCTTATCAAATGTGTCTTCTTCGTCATTGTCATCATCTTTGACTAATAGAGATAAAATTTCTCCCTCATCTTCAGGTATTACTACTACCTCTTGTTGAGTGATTCTATTATTAAGATCAGATACATTCTTACTGATTGCATTGATTCTATCTTCCAAAGCTGATATTTCGTTTGCGTTTTCTGTGATTTCATTAGAATTTGTTATGATGTTAACAGTTTCTTCAGCATTTTCTACCTGTTTTTCAATCTCCTTCCATTGAGCAGACTGATGAACAGTAGACATGATAAAGCCCTGTTCTGTATCAAGGTCAAAGGTTTCTGTTGGATTGTATGCTAGAGCTACAATTAATGCGATAACTGCAACTGCTCCAATACCGTATACTTTGTACGTCATAATAATTGACTAAATACATCATTATTTAAGGGTTTCTGAAATAAAAAAAGGGGTAAAAGGGGGGTTGGTTTGACTAGAGTTTAATATCTCTGATCTTACCTTGTGATTTGAAATGGCGACAAACTGTCTCACCCATTGTTCTGAACACACCTTTCTCAACGAAAGCATTGTTCACGAATGGATAACCAGCAGATCTTCTAGTTGCTTCGTAATACTCGGTTGGTATAGCCACTTGAATTCCGATTCTTGGATATCCATATCCTTCAGCATCAGAAGTATCTAATGCAAAGAGTCTTCCAATTTCAGTTGAACCATTAGATGGTGCATCTTTGGTTGGAATGAATGGAATTCCATAGATAGAGTCGACATGAATACCAGTACCAGTACCTTTGAAGGTCTGAATACCGTTCACATCTACTTGAACTAATTGTTCACCGTATGGGTTTGCAATACGGACAGAAGGCATGTATAAGCCTTGAATTTCTGAGTAGACTTCATGTGAGCCTAGGAATACATTTGGATCTTTACCTGCTGCGATTCTAATCTTTCGTAAGAAAGTTCTTAGAACATCGTCAGTCAATACACCGTCAGTACCGATAGTACCAGAAGCAGATTCTACTGTACAGTCAAATTCACCACCGTTACCATCTCTGTCAACGGTTGCATCAGCAGCCCAAGGATCGTAAAATCCAGAGTGGCTTCCACCTAGTGCATCTTCTTCTGCATCACTTGATACGATTCTATCTAGTGATTCAAAGTCTTGTGTACCAGTATGAGCACCACTTGAACCTGCTGCGTCACTTTCAACATCTGCTAAAAGCATTCTATTAATGAACTCTTTGTGTTGTACAGCCATATACAATCTTAGTGAACCAAGTCCACCCCAAATGTCGTCTTTTGAATGAGTTGATAGCCATTCCATAACTTCAGATGCACTGAAAGGCAACTGAGCAGTTTTTGGTTTGACATCTAATTCTGCGACTGTTGGTTTGATTGTTTCAGCAATGTTACCACCCTCTGCTGTACCACCTAGAACAGTGTTGCTCTGGTTAGTATTTAGAGTTGGTTTTGCTGTAATAACCCTCCATCCAGATTTATCCCAAGGGTATTTTGGGAGAATGCCGAATGCGTTTGCTTCTAAGTTAAGTTGAGCCCATGCGTAAGCACCAAAAATGGCGTTAAACATACCAGCAGTACTGGTAGTTGATGGAGCATCTGCTTTTCTAAGAAGGTTACGATTGTGTCCATAATATTGTGCCTCAAGCTCATCGATTGTTCTGATTTGAGTCATTTTAGTATGTTCCTACTTCGTCAGGTGTTGGAGTATAATACTTTCCTGCTAGAATGTTTCTTGCTACTACACTTAGATTTCCACCTTCTCTTGCATCTTTCAAGACAAATGACATATCATTTTCAGATTTGTTAATTGTTTCGATTGCTGCATTAGGTCTTGGAGTCTCAGTGGTGAATTCAAAGTTTGATTTCTCTTGCATTTTCAATCCAGATGGATCGCTTTCAGGTTTCTTTTCGCCAGATTTATCGTCATCTAACCCTGCTTGAATAGAGTTTGATTGGTATGTATCTGGTGTAGTTACCTTTGCACCAACGTCTTCTGCTGCTGAAGTTTGTGGCTTCAATGGCAAATCGGTTGGGGTTTCAAGTGCTTTCAATCTATCATCAATAGTAGATAGTGTTGAACTAACGTCTTTTTGGGTCTCTGCAAGAGACTTTATAACATCAGTCAATGTACTAATATTGGATTTGATTGATTCTTGGAAACTAGATTTTTCTACTTCGTCTTCGTTTTTGTCGTCTTCTGCTGAAACTTTTTCGTCTTTAGCCTCAGTTTTCTCTTCTTCAGTTTTTTGTATTTTTTCCATATCCTTACCAGAATCTTTATTAGTAGAGTTTATATAGTTTTCGTTATTTTTATTTTTATCCTTTTCTTTCTCTTTTGGAACACCTTGTCCACCTAATTGATTATTACCATCTTCTGTTTGATATCCTGATTTTTTCTTATCTTCTTCTTCCTCATCCTCTTCTTCCTTACCTCTAGTAACAACTGCATCACTAGATTCTCCTCCCTCTTCTGGAACTCTTGTTATTTGTGCAGATTCTGTATTTTTATATTCTTTACCACTATGTCTTACATCACCAATATTACCTTGTATTTCTTTCTTTATTTCCTCTGCTTCAATATTAGCATCATCTTCATCATCTACTGGACTTGATTCTCTGTTTGATGACTTGTCACGGTCTACATCATTGTTTGTAATGTTAACTTTATCACCATCTGCATTTGCAAAATCTTCTGCCTTATTCTTATCTTCATCTCCTTCTTCACTATCTGGGTGTTTTTCATGTTTCCATTCATCTAAAACTTCAACTTTAGTGTTCTTATCTTCCTCATCTTCTACTTTTATGAGTGAATCTTTACTTATTGAACAACCAAATTTATCACATTTTATTACCATTTTACCATCTTCTCTTCTCTCTACATTATCAGTAATTGCCTTTGCAAGTGGGTTATAATCAGTAATTAGGGCTAATGGAACTGCTGGATCTTTACAAACTGCAACTTCATAATGCTCTAAACTTTTTAATTCATAAGCAACACTGCCATCTTTTAGTATTTTTGGGGTTCTATTTGCTTTAGTTGCACCACCAAATGATAGTCCTTTATACTCTCCACTCTTTATTTTATCCCAAATTTCGTTATCTAAATGATAATCTTTGTGTATTTTACCTGTAATCTTAATGGCTGGTAATATCCCACCATCTTTATTTTTGTAATCTACTTTAGCATAACTGATACCTTTTCCTATAATTCTATTACTATGAGTATCACTAATTGGTGCTCCTCTATCCATCCAAATTGGAAGAACCTTGATTAATTCATCAACAATAGTGATTTCTCCTTGTTTATCCTTAACTTGAACTGTAAGATAACCTTCAAAGAATCTTTGATCACCACCTATTGGATGTAAGTTTTTTGTCACAAATTGATTGAAAAATATGTCATTTTCCATATATAAATAACAATTATACATTACTTATAAAGTTTTTTGGATATAAAAAAGAGGGTTTTATTGGTAAGTTTGTAAAATAATCTTACGCAATTTGTTTTTTTGCTTTAGACACAGCAAAATCAACTGTAAAACCTGCTGTTAGACCTATTAGAACTAATCCTAATACGTCAATGCCTGTCAAAGCTATTGTTTGTGCTATAGCAATTCCTGCAAATCCTGATACAATTACTGCACCAAAGAACTTTTTGATGTCATATGATTCTGCATCAGAACCTAAAAATCCTCGTACTGTATTTAGTATTGCACCTGCTACTGTTGCAATAACCACTGCTAATAATGGATCGACCATGAAGAATTAGAAATAGTAACCTTATTTAAGGTTTATCAATCATCTTCTTCGTCTTTTTCTGTGCATAGAGGACAAAAATGTTCACATAATTTTTGCAATATTGATTTACTTTTTTTTGCCATACCTCTCCAACTCTCTAGAAAATGTCAATCCTGTTACAAATAGTGACGAAAACAGTGCAATAATGATTGTTTGTTCAAATGTGATTGGTATGTTAAACATAGTACTTGCAACATTACCACTTACAAGTGGAGAGAAAAATGATACACCAAAGTTACCAAATATACGTGCAAACGCTTTTGATACCTTTCCCATATAAGAACTCGTATAACAAAGTATATAAATTAACTTATAGGTACGAGTAATTTTTCTTTAATCATGGCTAATAATACCATAGGTTCTTTATTTATTTCCTCTATAAATGTAGGATCACCACCACTTATTCCATCATATCTACCACATTTAAAGCATAAAAATATGGAATGTCTACCATCAGTATAACCATATTTTGGTATTTTACATTTTGTACATTTATGATCTGACATACATAACAACTAACAAGGCTTTATAAATAAGTATTGCCATGAATTATTAATGGCAACTTCAATACATATTTTTGATAATATTGATATTTTTAATAAAATATATGGAACATTTATCGATGATATTGAATATAAAATGCCTTTACTTGATCTTTATGTTAAAGGAAATAAACTTTGGATAGTTACAAACTCAAATGATATGAAAGAACAACCAAGATTAAACACAAGTCTTGTTCATTTCAGGCAAGGAAGTATAAAGGATTGGGAAGAGGGAGATGAAAAATTAGTAACTCATGGTAAGTTAAAATTCAATTCTAAAACAAACCAAATAGAATTCTTTCCAAGAAAACTAAGAAAACCACTCTTGTCATTAAGAGTTGGGAGATATTTTGGAGATGATCATGATAAAAAATATGATATTGATTATGATAACAGATTCTATGACTTTAAAAATGACCGAATGATATTCATATTGGAGAAGAAATGAAATTCGATTTTGTATTGGGTGAAGTAGAGGAAAGACTAGAACAGATTGATGAGAAATTATCCAAGACAAATGAGTTACTTGCAATGATAGAAGAAAATCTAAGAGTTCCTAATATGATTGAATGGGCAAAATTTAGAAAGAATTTAATAAAAATTACCGACGATTAAATTTATTATTACCTTGCATTAGGTGTTTCCAGTCTTTTCCATGTTTTTTCTTTAGTGATATCCAAAATGGATCTACTCCCATAAACCCACCTTTTTTGTTGTATTCTTTGGTTATCTTTGCAATTCTGGAGTGACATGTGTTACAAAATCTACCGTTTACCTGTTCAATATTGAATTTATACTTGTTACAAAAGAAACATAGACCATAATATTTGTCACAAACCTTTGCTAATAGAGGCTCACGACCTTTTTTACTGGCACAATCACCACAAATATCTGCAATAGTTGCTGCTGCCCTGTCTACTTTCATGCAACCAAGACATACACCCTCTTTATAATTATTAACTGCTGTAAACTCATCACTTTGGTGTTTTTCCCAAAGCTTCTTGGTCATATCGTTTGCGTTTTCGTTAGTTTCTAATTTTTCAGGCAATATCTTTCTCTAATTTTCTCAGTTTAATAAGTGTTTTTTCTAAGATTTTGTTAGTTTCCAATTCATTATCAATTTTACAAACATGGAATTCTATCTCATCAATTAATGAAAGTGTTGGTTTTTCTTTTTTGATTATAATTTCTGTCTTTTTGATTGTTTTTTCTATTGTCTTGTTAAGATTCTTTATAGGTTTCTTTGTTGACTTTTTTGGAGCTGTATGATTTACTTTACAGTTCTCATCACACTTATGAAATCTCTTCGTCATCATCTTCCTCCTTTTTGGTAACATAGAACTTTACCTTTTTAGTACAATATACTCTACTCATTGTCTTCCCATCTTTTTATATCTGCAAATTCGTTGGTAACAATGTCTCTTGCATCTCTTACTGTCATGCCAGTTGCCTTTCTAAGCTCCTCTACGGTTTTAGTTTTCTTCCAGTCAAAGTCTATCGCAGTTTGTAAAGTCTTTTTTACAACATCGAAATTTGAAGGAGTTATTCCTTTAGGGAAGGATTTTTTACTCATTGAACTTCCACTTGTCGGACTGCCTTGTCCAGTACCACCAATGTCACTAGGTCTTTTATTGTTTGGTTCACCAGCAAACTGTTGTTGACTTTCCTGTGGTGCAGGTTTTCCTTTGCCAACACCGTTCATATTACCGTTAATTGCACCAACACCAAACATTAACTCTGGAGTCATTGCACTGTTCTTGCTTACCTTAAATTCACCAGTGTGTGTTCTTGTAACTTCGAATCCCATCTGTTGTAACATCATCATATTCTGAATTTCAATTCCATCAGTCTGCAAGTCTCTAAGTTTATCTGTTTCTTCACCAGTCTTTAATTGTAATTCCCAATCATCAATGTTTAACATTTGGGAAATTTTACTAAAGAATGCTTTCTTGAGTGTGTCTTGACCCCATAGAACTGCTCTATTAGTAATAGTTACTTGAAGTCCTTCTTGTGACCAACCAGCAGGGGTTTCACCGTAATAGAATGGTAGTACACCATACACTGCACCAATAATCATTCTCAACTCTTTTCTTACTTCGATAAATTCTAACTCTTTAAGTGAACCAGTAAAGTCTAACCATTGTGCAGGGTTTTTACCACCTTTATCATTCTCTACAAGTAGAGGGTGGATCATGTAAGGATCTTCTTGTGCCTTTTGTTCTAATACATCCCAACTCTTTCTAAAAGTATCGTAATTTCTTGAAGAAATAACCAACATTCCTCTTGGTGGTCTCATCTTATCAAAGTATTTTCTAATATATTCATCCATATGTGATAGAGACATAGCCTTTGACCACACTGAATAGATAGGGGAAAATCCATAAAGTAGGTTTGGTTTATACTTTCCAGCCTTCCAAATAATCTCTCCCTCTCCATAGATAACTCGTTTAGGCTGTGGAATACCAATGGAATATACAGAATTAACCTCAATAACTGCCTTTAGGGCTTCAGCTCCACATCTATCACATTTAGGCGTGGTTAGTCGTGCATCTCTATGCTCAAATCTTGGGCATACCCAAATCTTATTTCGTTTATCATCATACCCAATACGCCCATCACTATCAGCAATCATTGCCACCTGTGGTGGCTCAATCCTCAACATTTCTTTTATAATAGTTTTCTCTTCATCTATCTTGCCAGTTACATCGTCTATCTTGTAATTTTTCAACAACAACAAATATGCGTTGTCTGCAATTTCAAAGTCTCTCTCCAACTGACGTGCTACATCTTCCAAGGTTTGCTGATTGCTGTTTATAGGGTTTAACATTAAATTTTCCAAGGTCTTTCTATGTTCTGGTATAGGTCTAAGTAAATCGTTACTTCCACATGTATCACATTCTAGTTTTTGCAATGTGTTTGCTTTCTTTTTTCGTGGGTGTGTAGAGGTAAAATTATCCCCATTAGCCTCAAATGGTTGATCATCTGGGTTGTCGGGGGTAGGTGCATATTGGAATTCCTTACTACAATTACCACATTTGTACTTCCATTTCTCTACAACTTCAAAGCCATTCTTGAACATTTCTCTGTTTAAAGTTTCAATAGGAATACGGAGAGCATCAATATTATCAGCCAACTCATAAATCATTGTGAGTGGGAACGGAAAAATCGGGAGTTTAGCACCTGTATCGGTACTCATGTATGGTTGTGCTACGCTTGGTCTTGTTGTAGTTTCGGTGTATGACTTGTCTATATAATTAATTGCCTTTGCAAGTCTACCAGCAATAGAAGAACGCCATCCCATATTGTTATGTTTTTGTCAGGTTATTTATAGTTTTTGGCACGATAGTGCCTTTAAAATAAACACAACATTTATATAATCATGTATAATCACATCTTACATGGCAACTCAAACACCTGCATACTTTGAAGCATTTACCAATTTGCAAACCGAATTGTTAAATGTCTTTAGTGATGTAACAAAAAAGTCAGATCCTAATGGTGTTGGCAAAGACCTTTTGGAACTACAAACCAAATTGATTACTGCAACCATTGATAATCTGACTGCTAGTGTAAAAGCTTATAGGAAAGCTTTAGAATAATCCTTTTTTCTTTTTTTATATTTGATCCTTTTTATGATTTCCATATCCCCTATATGCTTCGTCAGTTTCACATTTGAGACATGAATTAAAGAAACTAGGCTTTCCACATTTATCACATTGATTTATCTCTCGTAGATAATCTTTACCTGAAAAGGATTTTTTCAAACCCCCGATAAAGTTATGTATGCTTTGTCTAATCATTTCCTACCACTAAAAGACTTTTTAAGTCCTTTTAAAAAACCATCAAGTAATCCAGCCATCTTACCCACCGTGTAAAGGACATGATATTTCTCTTTTAGTTTTACATATACAAGGTGAACCACTAGCCGATACTGACGTATCGTCTTGGATTAAAGGTATGTCTTCTGGGGAATCCTCTATATCAGGCTTTGCCTTTTTAGTTTTATTCCCCTTGTCGGACATGAATTAACTAAATTTATATAATATATAAAGTTTTGTTGACTATGGTAGAATTGGAATTAGAGGACTATAATGAGATATTTAAGTGGTTTAATGCAAGTTATGATGAAGTTGAAGAAAAGAACTTGGGAGAACAAGGTCGTAAGACCTTTTGGAAATTGCATTTTTTATTAGAAGATAAAACAAGAAAACTCAAAATAGATATGGATGATAATGATAAAAATACAAAAGTCTAAATAGAGCATTATATATTATATGGTATGGATTTGGACTCTCAAATTGAATGTGTGCGAAAAGAACTAATAATTATTAAAAACAAGGAAAAGGAACTATTAAATAGTATGAGAAAACTACAATGCTTAAAGACTAATAAGTGTTCTGTTGAAGATATATTAACTATGGTGCAACTAGGATGAAGATGAAATTATTAGCTGGTATCTTTTTGTTATTTACAGGCGTGTTTACTGTGATAGGAATAGGCTTGATTTTACTCCACATGTTAGATGAATATAAACGTATAGCAGCACTTAATGCAGATGGTGGTGGAAACCATAGGTATATAAGTGAAGATGTTATAGAGGAATTTAAATGACAGAAAGTGCAATAAGAGATTTATTATTATTATTACATGAGGAATGGTTAGATGAAGAAAGGAAAGTTGTGATTAAAAATCTATTAGCAGGAATGATAGACAGGATGGAAGATAATGTTAATATGGATGATCTTAGATGACATTAAGCAGACATGATTTAGAGAATATCATATGCATAGCCTGTAGTAGAAAGTTTAAAGACCATTATAAAGGTAATGGGAAGAAATTTAACCTCCCCGAATTGATGTCATGTATGTTTAGAATACAGGGTACGCTTGTGGCTGATGGTATAAATAATGCTCCTGCATCGTCATCCAATAATGATTTAAATACTAGTATTAAAGATCCTAATAGTATTACTTGATTATACAAAACTCGCAGCTACAGTAGACCATATTAATATAGGCATAACTATATAACCACATTTTTCACTTTTAGTTTCAAACCATTTTTCTTTTTGTTTCATGTGTTGACGAATAAAATTCTGATATTTAAGGTTTATTCTTTATATAGGGCTCATGCCTGTTCCTTATATAAACAATAATACTTATAGGCTTGTTTCTAGTCTGTATCTTATATATATCTTGTTATTTCCTAAAAACCGTTTTTTCGCCATGTCGCCTTGCACGCATCAATTAACCAAAAAAAAGTGCGTGAAAGTATTTTACGGTAATAGTACCGTACTATACTAACTCAATATAGCAACCATAGTAGCTAGTTCCTATCTGGATTCCTTTAATGGAATGACCAGCAAGGGCTTTATCATCAAAGCCTAAGAACTGTCTAGTGCCTGCTTTATTTTTCTTGACTTTACCGAATTTTTCAATCAGCATAGTCAAGAATATGTCAGCCTCTTTACCTTTTGAAACACTTTCTGCAAGCTCACGTTTGTCGAGTTCTGCTTTAAGTTCCTCATCAGATAATGATGTGATGTTTGTTGTAGTCATCAATTACAATCTAGTCACTCAAAACTATGCCACATTATAGAGTTGGATTTGTATAGTCTGTTTTTGTCTAAGTCCACCATTTACGCCTATAGGCTAAATTTGCGATATGTTATTATACTCACTCTTAACGGTATGTAAGGTATTGATAGTATGTATAGTTCGCATACTATCCATAGTATGGATATCAAGCGTATGGTTGATTTATGCGATATGTTCTTATAGTCACTTATTTCTGCGATATGTTTATATACTCACTCTATAAGTTTAGGCGTGCCTTATATACTCTTAAGAAAAAAAAATTAAATAAAGATATAAATAGATGTGTCGCCCCAATATTTGGGATATGTCTAGGAACGAATCAATTCAATATATATCGTTTGCATACGCTGTTCTTTCTATTGGTGCTGGTGGTTTATTACTGTTGATGCC